CTAGGGGAGAAGAAAGATGGAGACTAAAGAAGCCATCAAGGCGGTTGTTACAGAAGATGGCATTGATAGTGCAATTGCATGGATTGCTGGTGTGGTGGATGAGAAGCATAACCGCATTGAGCAGCTGGAAGCGGCGCTGCAAAGGTCAAACGCAAGTCTAGAATATTACGAACGTAAATTCTATCTTGGCACGGATCGCATTGAGGAACTGGAAGCGGCGCTGCGTCTTGGCGTTGATATGCGCGAAAAGCAGAAAGCTTATTTCAAGCGCCGTTTTCAAGATGTGCTGTTGGATTGCAAGAAAGCAGAACGTGACTTTGATGTTTCCGCACTTGCAGCACTAAGGGAGAAGAAAGATGGATGATCTTGTGAGGCGGCTGCGGGCTGTTGGTGGTCTTCGTCATGACGGTGCAACTAGGTGGTATGTCAATCCAGACGGACCAGAAGCCGCCACCAGAATTGAAATGATGGAGCGCGCGTTGAAGCATGTCGCTGAAATGAACACCGACACATTTGATGCAATGGGTCCACTGATTTCATGCACTTGGATTGCTAGAGCCGCATTGGAGGGGAAGTATTATGACTGATGATCTCGTGAAGCGGCTATCTGGTATCGCCGATGTTTTGACGGATCTTTTTCCCGAGTTTAGCAAAGATATAAATGCTGCGGCAGACCGAATTGAGAAGTTTAGATCGGCGCTGCGGCAAATTTCAGATGATGGTAACTGGGATTCGGCTGGATGCTGGGAAGGAACCAGTTACCCTGATGAGATCGCCCGCGCCGCACTAGGGGAGAAGAAAGATGACTGACGAAAAAATGGATGCCGCTAAATACTGGGAAGCCCAAGCATCAATGTGGCATGAGAATTACAAGGAAGCTATGGCGCATGAGGAAGAAGCTCGTCGCTACAAACTTGCTTTGGAAAGAATACGTGACTCTGGCTATGGCACAAAAGAGCGTATTCGTTTGATTATTAAGAAAGCATTAGGGGAGAAGAAAGATGGATGACCTTGTGAAGCGGCTGCGCGGAGACGACATCTGCGACTATGATGCCGTTGATGAACTATGCAACGAAGCCGCCGATTGCATTGAACAACTGCAGGCGGCGCTGCGGGAGATTGCAGATACGCATATCCCTGACCAGCCAGCCGCAGCGTATGGAGATGGCGAGTATTGGGCGCGAGAACAACATACAAAATTGCGCCGGATCGCTCTTGCCGCACTAGGGGAGAATAAAGAATGACATCTTTCGAAATCTTCGCATTCTGGATTATCATTGCTGCCCTGTTTTACATCTGCTGGGCTGTGTCTATAGGGCAGATAAAATAATGAGCGGTCCATTAATTATCATTACGGGTTTGATTTATGCCTATGTTGCCGCCGAGCAATGGCTAGTACAGCGTGATCCTCACATGGCTATGGTTTACGCTGGCTATGCCTTCAGCAATGTCGGAATGTATTTGTTAATAAAATAGTGCATTTTTATTTCACAAATACATGCTATTTTTAATAAAATTAACATGGAGAAACATCCATGATGATGAAACCAGCCGAGTTGCAGGGCTTAATAGCAAAACTCGGTAGCATACAAGTTGTAGCAGATCACCTAGGCAGAAGTGAAAGCACGATCAGAACCGCCATAAAGTTTGGTCGGGCTATTCGTGTTTCGTCTTTGTATCTTCGCGCCTCTGCAATGGAATCAGAAATAGCGGCTCTCAAAGCCACCAGAGAGGCTAAACCTTCGCTGAAACCTCGGTTGATCCCAGCCAAAGAAGAATCATCGATCAAGATCATCGCAATCGGTGACACCCACGATAATCCATTCCTGCCAAAAGACAGGTTCACATGGATTGGCAAGCACTGCGTTGCCAAGATCCCGGATCGGATCGTTCACATCGGCGATTTCTGTAACTGGGATTCGGTCTCGGCTCATGAGGAGCGAGGCTCATATGCCTATGCTCAACGCCCGTCCTTTAGAGACGATCTTCAAAGCTGCGAAGAAGCAATGGGTCGCTTTTATAAAGAAGTCTCTGGTCTCAATATCCCGCAGGAACTTGTTTGCGGAAACCACGAGGACCGAATTCAACGGTTCGAGAATAAAATGCCAGAGACTGTTGGAACCCTATGGGCTCAGTTCGAGGACGTAGCCGCTCGCCATCGCTGGAGGCTGCATCCATACGGCCAATGGTTAATGATCGATGGAGTCGGCTTTATTCACGTTCCGTTGAACATTATGGGCAAGCCTTATGGCGGTCAGAACTGTGAAAACGCCATAGCCAATCACGCTACTCATAGCATTGTCTTCGGTCATACCCATCGATCAACATTTCGTAAGACACCAAAGATCGGAGCCAATAACTCGATTGAGATCATGAACCTCGGATCTGCTATGCCGAGTGGATATATCGCCAAATATGCTGGCACAGCTACGACCGGCTGGTCATACGGAATCTATGAAATCGAGATAAAATCAGGTCATATTATCTCGCACAATTTTGTCTCTATGGATCAACTAGAAAGGCTTTATGCCTAATGTCTGCTTTACATCCTCAAGAACGCCTCATCGAGGATCTGCGTTCAGAGTTTCGTCACAAGTGGGGAGGATCTGAAGCTGAGTTTAGAATGGCTGAAGAGTTGATAGCCCTCAATCTTTTGATCTTGGAATATGAAGACAAGATCGAAAAACTAGAAGCAGATCGACATTTAGCATTTCATCGAGAGCCGCCTAGATTGGGAGGACAGCATGAGTGATGATGATGATGATGCCATCGTTGACGATTTCGATCCATCAATCTTCGAAGATGTGGTGGCACAGCGAGCAATCGCTTTTGTCTATCTGGCTCGTTTTGCTGAATTTGCCAAAGATCAGACAGCTCGTGAATTGACGTTTACGATGATGCGAAAGATTAACATGTCGATCAAAACGCCATCGACCGCTGACCTGAAAGTTGTCGAATGAAAAAAGCCCAGAGATTTTGTCTCTGGGCTTATTTCTTAAATCATAGTCGAAGCTTTGGATTTAACCTCTTCGACCCGGCGTCCCCATCCTTTGCCGAATGTTTCCCATGTTGGCAGTTTTTTTAAAAACTCCAGCCGCATGTCGCACAAGGCATCGACCATTTCATCTGGAGGACAATCGTTGATTGCAGCCATTGATTTAGGACCGATGACACCGTCAGATGGTACGCCAGCAATAGATTGCAGATATTTAGCAGCACGACCTATGCCGCTGTTTACTGCCAAATCATAAGCAGCATAATCGACACCAGAAGGCAGATCATCGCCTCGGATTTTGTCCCAATATTTCGTCTTATAAAACGGCTTTACGATCTCAGGAGTTAAGCCGCGCATTTCGGCTTCACTAACATCCCGATCAACGTATTCTTCCCAAGCTCGCTTGGTCACGCCGAGGTTAGTCATGCCGCCGGGATCTTTTGGGTGATTCACATAGCCGCCTTCGTGTTTGAGGACAGCAGCGAATGCCATTTCCCAGTTCTCTTTCATTTGCTGGTCTCCTTGAGAAGTTCATTTTTGGCTTTTGATCCAGCCGATGAGCCGAAATAATATGCGATGACGCCGGTGAATGCGGTCTGAAGAGCGCCCAGCATCAGAAGCAGCGCTTCGTTTCCGTTCTTCGGAACGCCATGCACAAACATCCAAAATAGAATGCCAAAGAAGCCCAGCGTGATAGTGCCGGCAAGAATCTTAGGCGTATGATCGCCGACCGACATCTCGCGCTTTCTGGCACTGTCCCGGTCGCCCGCAGCGATACGTTCCAGATCGATTTCCAATTCCGCCATACGTGTTTTGAAGTCAGAATCGATCTGCTTAACTGCTGCAAGCTGTTCAGGAGTAGCGTTCTGCAAAGCCTTTGCAATATCCGCCTCTGAGCCCGCCTCATTGCCGAGGAGGACGTTTGACAGGGTTTTGGCTGCCAAGCCCGCCAGTGGTCCACCGAGCGCCGTTGCAAGAGTTGGAGCGATCTGACCTAACAATGGTCCAGCAACTTTCATAATGTCCATTTCATCCCCCTGCGTTGGCTGGAATGCATGCCCCTTGTATAACAAGGTTAAAAGCATATCCACGCCGATGTGTTTCTTTCAAATCGGCCAAAGCCTTCTCGCATGTTGGCAGATCTTGCATGACCATTATCGGCATGAAGTAATGGAGTTTTCCGTCGGACACGCTAAGCATCCAAGCGATCAGAACAAATTTAATCGAGATCGGCTCCATTATTTCTAATGCGGAAGTTTGAGAACGATGGTTCCAAGAGTGACCATGATAAAGGCAGCAGATCCCATCAAGATATGCTCAATTCGTTTCAGCCGAGCATTGATCGACTCATATCGAATTTTGCAAACTTCCTCGTGAGAGTTGAGCCTTGCTTCTGTTTCTGAGATCTGTGCCATGATCTGAGCCGCTTATTAAGTTGGTATTTCTTCTGGAGTCGGAGGAGCAGTCCACACTTGCGTGACAGGATCGTAGCTCCAAAAAATACCACCCTGACCCTCATCAACATTGACAATGTAGTGCCCAGCAGGAGGTTGCCATACGGCGTCCTTATCCAGCGCAATTATGTTGTCGCAGATGTTGGTGTCAGAATTGATAACCGCATAAGTGGACATCATGCTCTCCTTACGCCGGGAAGACAGTTATGATTACTCGGCCAGCGGCACCAGCGCCTGATGTTGTGGTTCCACCACCACCGCCGCCGCCGGGTTGGGTTCCAGCCGTACCTGTTGCACCACCAGCGCCGCCATTGCCGCCAAACGAGGATGACCCTGCCGCAGCAGTAGCGTTACCGCCGCCGCCACCGCCGCCGCCCCAGACACTGCTGCTCCCTGATGCCGCCGCAGTAGTCCCAAAACCACCACCGCCGCCATGAAACAAAGCATCGTTCAAGCCTAGCGTGGAAGAACCTGAACTACCTCCGCCCTGTTTAAACTCACCCCCACTTTCAGAGGTTTGAATGTTCGGCCTTCCCGGAGCCTGGCCGGAGCCTGCGGACAATTGTCCACCGCCGCCGCCGCCGTTCGTTGTCAGTGGGCTGCCCGCACCGCCATAGGCTGTAATAAGACTACCAACGGTTGTGTTGCCACCTTGATCGCCAGCTTGGTTAGAGCCCGTGCGAGAAGCGCCACCAGCACCAATGGTAACTGTTTCAGTTGCGCCCATCTGAGAAAGGCTCAACCAACGCTCATTGTAGCCACCGCCGCCGCCCCCACCGCAAGAGCCAGCAGTTGACTGGCGAGCACCAGAGCCACCGCCGCCCCACGCCTGAATAAGCACACGGCTGTTTGCGCTGTAGCCAGCGGGTTTCGTAAAAGTGCCAGAAGCGTCAAACGATTGGACGTTGATTACAGAACCAGATGGAGCAGCCCACGAAGGAGCAGCACTAGGTCCACCAGAAGTCAAAACTTGACCAGACGTTCCGTAATTTGCGCCCTGAACACCAAACTGACCGGAGGGTCCAATTCGGAAATCTTCCGTTCCAGCAGTCACTAGAGCAATGCTATCAGCGGCAGGGAAGAAGATGCCTGTGTTCAGGTCGCCAGTGGTTGTAATAACTGGCAGAGAAACAGTACCGGCAGTGGTCACTACCTGTGCATCGCTGTTAATACGTATAGCTTCAGTGCCGCCTTCGGCAAAAGCAATAGTATCAGCAGCTGGAAAAAAGATGCCTGTATTTGTGTCGCCAGTTGTTGTGATGGCTGGAGCCGATACAGTTCCAGCCGCAAATGTTGCAGCGCCAGTGATGGTAGGTGTTGCGATCACCGTTCCTGCAATAGTTGTCAGAACGCCAGTGCTTTGATTGATCGATATGATTTCAATCCAAGCAGAATTGGCTTCGTTACGAATTTTAAGTTTATCGTTTGCCGTATCATACCAAAGTTGGTTGGCAAATGTGGTCGTTGGAGCCGTTGCTCCAGAAGACGTACTAGCAAGCGCTTGCAAAGCACTATTCAGATCCGATCTGAAGGCAGGAAAGCCTTGATTGGCAATAGTCATGTCATTTTGTGACATCAGATAACCCTTCCATAGCCCTTGGCGACATAATCGAATGTCCTGCTAACTGCCGTTCCGGCAGAATTACGGAATTCGATTGTAAATCCGGTGACCGATTTTGCAGTTATAACATAATAATCGCCAGTCGCTAAATTCTGAGCGACAATTCCAACACCTCCCAAGGCTTTGAAAGCTTGGGGAAATGTGACATTATATGCGGCTGCGCCGCTGACGATATCGTTTCCGGCGATGACCCGATCTGGCATGTCTATGTTGACGCTCAATTCCTTTATGGATGGTGAGGCAGCTGAATCCGTGCTTGTCAGATATGCCCTGAATTTGAAGGCACGAGCCGAATAATCGCCAACGAAGAATGGTTGCCAAGCCGACCATGTAGGTGTGCCGGCAGGATCATCATCAGTCGTTGCAACTTGCAGCTGAACATTCGTGTCATCAAAAGCAGCTGGGCTTCCATCAAAATCGCCAAGGCGATCATCAAAATCACCGACAGCAAGATCGAAAAGATTTACTAGATCAATTCGATCATTCTTGATCGATGCAACAATTCTGCTTGTGTATTTTTCTGTAAGATCCACGTATGTAGAGAAATCGTAATATCCATCACTTTGCAGTTGTCCATCTCCAGAATCAAACAAACCTGTTTGATCATCAAAAAGACCAGCGACATCATCGAAAGATAATGTAGTATCAAGCTGAATCCATGTTTCAGCGCCTTCTGTTACCTTTGCAGTTCTAGTTTTGACACCAGTAAAGTCTGGATTTTCAGTAATTGTTTCGACTACGTTTAGAGATTCAACGCTATCGATATTTGTGAGCAGGACAACTGTCGCCGGGTTAACAGAGACAAGCCCGAGCTTGTCTACTGCCTTGACGAAATATGTTCCTTGCAAAGCCGGAACGATAGTCGAATTGCCGGGACGAGAGATTTTCTCAACCAGATCGATAGAATTCTGATATGAAGCGCTTGTTGTTTCAGTTGAGAACCTCACTTTGTAATGTGAAAGATCCGCATCTGTCACTGGCGTCCAAGACAGAATTGCGCTTCCTCCAATCGAATTGATCGAAAGATTTGTGACATCATTCGGCGGAGCTGTTTTGCCGACAATCTGTCGATCCGCAGTTATCCATTCGGATCTTACACCGATGGTGTTTACGACTCTTGCTCGGACATTATAGATTGCGCCATCGACAACATCGACAAGCTCAAATCGATTTCCGCCAGCAATGCCGAGGTTAATATATTCTGTCTCGGTTGATTGTTTTGCTTGCACTTCATAAGTGCTTGCAAATCCATTTTGAGAGGTAACTTCAGCAATAAGGATCGAAAAGACCTGTTCGTTTACAGTCTGAACAATATCTGTAACGCTCAGAACTGGTGGATCGATTGAAAATGCTGTCGGAAGATTTGTGTTATCTGAAACGAAAGCCGTCTCTTCTGCATTCCAATCGAATACAGACGAGTTGATTTCTTTCAGCATCATATCGACGCCGAGCGAAGGAGCATTTTGATCTCCTTCGACAACAAAGTTCCATGAGACAACTTCGAAAGGTTTAGCCGTCCATCCATAACGAGAGTTTGTTATCGAGACGATATCACCGACAGAAACGCCGAACTGAGTTAGTTTGCATTTAAGCTCGAGCGAGATCTGCTGCCGATTGCGATAAAGAGCAATTTTTGCAAGCCTTTGCGCTGCTGCGCTGGAGGTTGTAAACGGAAGAGTAAGATCAAAGAAGCTTTCGATGTTATTATCTTCTGCCAAAAACTGATCGCTTTGATAGGCAGGATAATCCGTTGCTTGCCAGTTTGATTCCGGCGAAACAAAAACACCTTTGACGCCGTTGAAGTTATCGCGCCGAGAAAGTTTAGTCTGGATGCTGATTGGACCACGGAGATCATCGTCGCTGATAGTAACAGTCGGAGCTTCATAGGCTCCAACTTTGAGCGACCAAACACCGCCAGAATAGTAAATAGTACCGGCGCAAGATGTCAGCATATCACCCAAGATAGACTTCGGTGAATCGTCGCTTTCCACTACGCCATTGCATGTATATCGGCTTTGAGTTCCTCCGGCAGCAAGATTAACTGACTCATCGCAAATATTAGCCTCGGCTTCGAACCTCGTCATATCGATTTCAGCATCAACAGCGCCAAGCCCGTAAACTGAATCTTGCAAATAATCGAGAACGCAGAGTGCTGCATTATCAGAATAAGCAGTCGTATCTGTGCGAGGATCGTAGACTTTCTTTCCTTTTACGATGGCCGAAATATTCGGAATGCCATTTGGGAAAGCATCCTGCGAGAATTTAAGCCTCACATAAACATAAGCGGTGTCGAGAAGACGGTGATTTGCTGTCCACTTTCCTTTTGATTCAGAAACAAGACTAGGATCAGCCGCCTGAGTAGATGTGCCGGTGTATTTTTTAACACGGACAAAATTAACATATTTTTTAGGAGCAGTAACATTTCCGCTTCCGTCGAGCGTCAATGCTTCATCATTTAGATAAACGGTGTCGATTGATTGGACTTCATGCCCAGCCAGAGCAACTACCAGATGAAGATACTGATTATTGTCAGTTGATTCAGCATAGACCAAAGGTCCAGAAACCTTTGCCTCTCCATATATCAAAGATCGAGCAACGATTGATTGCTTAATCGTCTGGGTGCGATCAGAGAGTTGCGATATCGATGGTGCTTTAGGTTTAGGAGCAAGCAGTTTTGCAGCAAGACCAAGCGAAGCCGCAATGGCAAATTTCGTGAAGAAAGTGCCAAATCCAGCAAAAACAAAAGCACCGCCAGCAAATGAAACTGAAGAGACAAGTGCAGAAGCAGCTGCGACGATCAAGGAGATCGGATCTGCTTGAGCAGGAGTAACAAAAAAGAAGCCAGCCAGAGCGGTTGAAGCAAGAAGCTTAAATTTCATCTTGCCGCCCTCCATGCCCGCTCAATGTGAGAAGAATCAATATATGCCACACCTTTATTGGTTAGGACAGCATAACGAGCGCCCATACAAACACCAAGAGATGCTCCTATTCCCTCCAGTGATCTATATTCAGATCTGATGGACACTATGTCCCCACGTTGAGCCAATTTTATGGGAATTTCGTCAAGATATTTTGAGATGGCTTCTTCAAGAGTAGAAACGCCAAATTTCCTCTTCATTATAGAAGAGGCTCCTTTAGCCGTTTTATATTCGCCCTTCGAATAAGGAATCCTAATTTCACCAAACTGAACCGTCAGGCATTCATGGACAAAAATGCCACAGTCAAATTGTCCCCATACGAAAGGCTCGGATTCGACAGATCCGACATATTCCGAGAGTTTTCTCTCCCAATATGGAACTTTAGTTTCGACCCCAGACAATTTCTTTATCCTGCAAGTCGTTGACGAAATCGAATCCAAGATCGGTTGGATGAAACCGCTTCTGATCTTCGCTTGTGTATCGGCGAACCTTTGGACGCTCAAGATCGATCAGCCTATTCTCGACCGTCACCTCAATGGTGAGCGTTTGCCCTGTGTCCTCGATGTTCATCTGATCCATAAGACCAGAGAAGATTTCAACCATTTCAGGGGCGCCACTGGTGACATTAAGCAGCCCGAAATAGACTTTAGCCGTTCGACCCTGATAATCCTCACCAAGCGCCAGACTGATGATTTCCGATGGAATGCCTGAGAGTGTCATATTCGCGCCCTTAGCCGCGATTTCTGACGTCTCCTCAACCGCTGAAACAGCAAGAAGAGATCCGGCCCCGGTATAGGTCACGCCACCTACAACTAGCTGCGTGAGACCCGTCCAAAGCCTTACAGCGCCGCTATCGAATAGCATTTCGACCGCCAAGAATGGCGACATCACTGGATCGTCTAAGATATTTCCGAAATTAACTGAAAAGTTGCGTGACATCAGATAGCCTCAAAAGCCGTGAAGGTGAGACCATAGAAAGATGCCTCGTTAATCGAAAACGAGGTTTCCGGTGTCGCAATTCTAAATACACCTTTTGTGTCTCTTACAGTAACAATTGCATTGTTAGCTGGGCTTTCACGAAGTGCCGGCCAGATCGAGAGGGTCGCCTGACCCGATCCATTGCTTGATGCGTTTTCAAGAACCTTATGAAGCCGGCACGAGGCTCCGCTCCCAAGCTGTATATAGTCACCAGCCCGAAGATAATTTGTTGCATTGTTCGGCAAACCATCAATGGCGAGGGTTTCCCCGGTCTGGCTTGCTCCATTAACCAAAGGCGATCCCGGCGCTGAAGAAGCCGATCCGCGAGGGGTTGCGCCCATCGGATCGCCCATCAGGAACGTGCCATATTGCCCTTTCAGAGCCAGCAGAAAGGCTATCCATTCCTCGGCATCGGCCCGCTGGGTTGCCGGGAGGCTGACCTCTGCCTCCCACCGGGCTCCCTGATGCTGCATAACTTGCTGCTTATAGGTAAAAGGCGAGGAGGAGACCGCGACAGCATTTCGAGCCGAGATCCTGATTTGAGCGATCCCGGCGACCGTAGGAAGAGAGAGCGGATAGGTGATAGCCATAATCAGCCCCCGAATGCGGTTGCGAATGAGCCGCCACGCCGACGAGCTTCGAGGACAGCGCTCTTTGTGGCGGTTGCGATCTGAGGCATCAGACTTTGAATTTCAGCCCGCACAGTCGCCTGTACGCCGGTCGAAACATTAATCGTCTGATTGATCACGATGCTTTCACCGCCACCCATTCCCATATTTTTATTGGGAATGATTGTTCCACTTCCGCCGGGAACGAAGAGTTCCGGCCCGCGCTCGCCGACGATATACGGACTGTTCGACATAACCGGCCCGCCGTTTGCTTTGAAAAAGCTGCCGAGCCAATCGCCGAAACCACTAAAGAGGCTTCCCAAGCCTCCACCTTCTCCGCCAGTTCCGCCAAGGAAACCTTTGAACGCATTGGCGATAGGTTGAAAGATCGTCATCTTGTAGAAGAGCGTCAGCAAATCTTTGATCATCGAATTGACCATAGATTTGAAATCCATCTTTCCGGTCATGGTGAATTCAGCCATTGCAGAAGCTGCATTGTCTGAGAATGTCTGAACTGTGTTTTGCAAGCCCTTGATTGCCATAGCCATAGGATCAGTCTCGGCACGAGCGTCAATCAAACGCTGGCGCAGACGATCCATTCCAAGCGCAAACTCTTCGGCAGTGAACGCACCGCCTTTAGCAAGCTGCTCGAATTCCTTCATTTGCTTGAGGATTTCATATCCCGGATCGATCAAAAGACGATATTTATCAAGCAAGTCAGCAGTGGCTTTTGCATTATCTCCGATTGCTTGTGTCGATCTTCTAACTGTTAGAGTGTTTTCTTCGTTCGCACCTGAGTTTTGTCTCAGAATTTCTGCGGCATTTCTCAGAATATCTGAAAGGCTCATTTGCTCAGCAATGCGCTCACGAATACGCCGACCTGCTCCTTCGAAATCAAGGTCGAAAGCACTTCCGATTGCTTCAACAAAAGCTGTGATATCTCGTCCAACTTCAATGAAGGCTGAGCCGATCACATAGACACCAGCCGCAACTGCTCGGAATACAGAGCCAAGCATTTCAGCTACTGTTTTTAATCCATTGAATTTGCGTTCAGCTCTTTCAGATTCATTGGCTGTTTGACCAATGCGCTGAAGGAATGTTGAAATTGCCGGGATGACACTTGCTGCAAATGTATTTGCAAAGCCCTGACTCAAGAAGCCAATCTTGTCCATCTCATCGCCGAATTGAGCAAGTTGCTTTGCTGATTCAGTTGAGAATTGAACACCGACGTTCTCAGCTTCTTTTCTTAATTTCTCAAGCCCTGCTCGACCTTCATTGAGGAGAGGAATAAGATCGGCACCGGATTTACCAAAGATCGCTTGCGCGATTGCAGCCTTTCGCATTCCGTCTGGAACTTCAGAAACGCGATCGGCAATCTGCATAAAGATTTCTTCGGTCGATTTAAGATCGCCGTTTGATTCTCGAACACTAATTCCGAGACGTTTGAAATCGTAAGCGATGCCTGATTTTGTATCAGAAGAAGCGGCATCCATAGCCTTAGCAAGTTTGATAAGACCATTTTCAAGCTGGTCGAATTCAACACTTGCTAGTTTTGCGGCATAGCTGATGCTGGACAGAAATTCGGCAGACGCGCCGGTCTTCTGCATTGCCTCTTCAAGTTTACTGGCTCTTTCGACCGCTCCTTGAAGACCTTTCGTCACTCCAGAAAATGTCGCAGCCGTTGCAATAATCGCAAAGGCTGATTTCAGCCTGTTAACCGAATTATTCAGACCGTTCATGCTTTTGTTGACAGCATTGAACGCAGCCTGTGTCCTATCCTGCGCCGTCAGCGTGAAATTAAGCTGTTCTGCCATTTCTCTGCCTTTCGGTCACAAGTTCGAGGTAGGCCATCCATTCAAGGACTTCAGAATACGGAAGTTCTTCGATCTCTGAGATATTTTTACCAAGCCGATCAGCGAGCGCAATAGTTACAAATCGCTCGTGATCGGTTCTTAGTTTTTTAGCAGTTCTTCCTGAGTCGGTACTGACAAGATCTCATTCGAGATGCGAGCAATGATATCAGGATCGACTGCATTCATCAGATCGCGCTTGTGTTCAAGCGTGAACACCGCATCGCCCTTTTCGTCCTTTGCCTTCATGATAATGCAATCAACGAGAACCGCGAGATCGTTCTCTTTTGCACCGGCAAAAAGTTTGCGCTTCTCGGCAAGTGTCAAAGGAGTCACATAAATAAGGAGAGGCTTTCCAGCCTCTCCCCATTCAGGAACCTCGATAGTCTTGACGTTCTGCGCCTTGAAGTGAGCTTTTGCACGCTCGATAGGCGAGGACATATGTCGATCCTTTTAGGTTGCTATATTAAGCTGCGGTCGATTTCGTCAGAGCGCCAGTGCCTTGGAAGCTAAAGGTCGCTTCGACCATGCCATCAAATGCAGCGGTTGCTTCAATCGATGTCACGAGGACAGTGCCGCTATAATAGGTGTCGCCGGTTGTCGCGCCTTCTGGATACAGATTGAGCGTAACGGAAGCGCCGGCGGTCAGAGCGCCCTGTCCGGTCGTATCCGTTTCATCCCAATAGCAGACAATCGAGCCAGTGAAGGTCTTCATGCCGACCTTATAGGTGCGATAGGAATCGCCCATCGTGCTGTCTTCGATGGTATCCGCTGTTTCAGTCAGCGTCCAAGAGCGAACTTCAGCGATTGTGTTCGCGCTGATTTTAACAATGCCTTCTGATCCGGTATGAGTTGCCATTTTAGTGCCTCACGATGCGCTTTCGACGTCAGTTTCGCTGGTGCGATAGCGCACCGTGAATGTCATGCGGATAGAGCCGACTGGCTGCTCCCCTTCGGCATTATAGTCGATTTCTGTTCCAGACAAAACAGTATCTCTCGCCAGACCATCGAAAGTAGGCGCAGAGAGCATTGCCTCTTCGACCTCGACCGCTATCTGATCGAGAGTGTTATCGAGCGCAGACGTGCCTTTCGCCATGCCCTCGATCATAAAATCGACCTCTCGGTTGTATTTCCGAGGTCTGGTCATGGTCTCCGGTTCGGAAACCTCCCGGAGCGTGTAGATCAGCAATCCCGGCAAAGCCGCCGCCTGTATAGGATAAAACCGGGTCTGGAAAACACGAGCGCCGGTCGTAGTGAGCCCCGTGAGCCTCGTGGTGACCTTATCCCGAATCTGTTTCCGTAGATGCGACATCAGTTCTTTTCCAGCACTAAGGTTGTCATGCCCGTGCCATCCGGCTGGATGACCCTAACAGTGTATCCGATAGCCGATATCGTGATCGTGTCGCCGTAAGCCGCTCCGGTGGGAAGATCCGCAGAGCGAATAAGGAATCTTGGCTGAGCCGAAACAAACAAAACACCGGCTTGAGCATCAGCGCCGAAATATTCGTTATCGAAGATCCCTTTGACGGTCGAAGTGCCACCGCCGGATTTCACATAGGTTCCAGCAACAGCGAAATCATCAATATCAACGAAAATTGCTCGCTCGATGTCGGTTTCAACTGCCATGATCGTTAAACCTTAGATGCCCATTTCGGCTTGCGCTTGGCGATAGAAGAATTGTCCTCGATGCCGATTGCACGATTTTCATCGATCTTGGGCGCCTGTGGAGCGACCTGAGCCACGACCGGAGCATCATGCTTCTTGGCGCGACCGATTGAAATAAACTCGAAGGCATCCTTGTCGGCGATATCAACGATATGCCCAGCTTCGAGAAGCTCTCCGCGCCAATAGGTTGATCGTGTCATTTCAATTTTCATCGAAGAACCTCTGAATTTCGTCGCATGTAAATCGAACATTTTTAGGGTTCGACAGTGAACTTTTTAGCGCCGTCCATATAGTCTTATCGCGCTGGTATGCATTCTGAACTGATTTTTCGTCTGGCTGATCATGCCAGTATCGCCGATCAGTTGCATAACCATCCATACCACAAACTCTGATTTCCTCATAGCCGAGGTAATCAGCAAGCCAGACGGCTTTCGGTCCCGAGAGATTGAAGTTCGGGATGATGCCCGCCCATATTATGCCATCTCCTGAAAGCTCACGAAAGTGAGAAACCTTATAGGCTGGATGGTCTTTCACAATCTCGAAGATCGGCTTATCGGCAAAGAGGATGTAGGACAGAGGCAATAGCAGAGAATGCTGATTGACACCGATAAGATCGAAATGCTGCGGGAGATTGTAAATATCAGACAAAAGTCGAGGTGCGCCGCCTAGAATAGCGACACTCTCCCCTTTATGGCGATTTTTGAATTGTCCTAGCTCAAGCATCAATCTGCCTAAGAAGAAGTGGGGAGCCGAAGCTCCCCACTCTAAACCGTTAGGTCGTAACGATTTCCTTACAAGCCGCGAAGGACTGAGCATTACGCACAGCCACATCGACGTCTTGGAAGAAGGCGATGCGAGTGCCGCCGGAGGTCGAGAGCGTAGACGTATCGACCACGATATCGAGACCGGAGAACATGCCGATCATGAGATCGTTGAAGTTGCCGAAGATCATCGCCGACAGAGCCGAGCCAGAACCCTTCGTCAGATCGGACGGAACGAGGTTCGTTTCCGCGACCTGATAGCCAAGAAGGTTGTTCGTCTCGCCGAGGATGAAGTTGCCTTCGACACCGGAGGTCTGCTTCGCGGTCTGGCGGAGCTTCGACACGACCTTCGAGTTCGTGAGGTAAGCAAGCGAACCGTTCAGAGCATTGTCGATAGCGACTTCGCGCTGGAGGTTAACGACCGTTGCATAGGTCGGAGCGCCACCGTTCGTGCCGATCGTAACCGCGCCGATGCCCGAAGTGCCGAGAATGCCGGTAGGCTCGTTCGAACCACCGCCTTCGATAGCAACTTCATCGATCTTGCCGGCGATCTGACGGGTGATGTCATCACGCAGAACGGCTTCGACCGACGGGTCCGACTGGATCATGAGCCGACGGGACAGATCGACATAACCGGCGACTGTCTTCGGCGACATCGTGACCTGAGCGAAGACGGGAGCGCCTTCGGTCGGAGCCGAACCTTCAGCGACGAATGCAACAGCAGTGCGGCCCGTGAGCTTCGGGATAGCCACGTTGCCCTGAAGACCCGTCATCATGCGAGCGCCGAGGCTCGAAATGACGAGAGCTTCGCGCAGAGCATCGATGAACAGATCACCGCGATGATCCGTGCCGACCAGATAGCCACCCTTCGAGGTGCCTGTTCCGATGGAGGTCGTAACATCGCGCTGGCCCCAGCGAATGTCATTCGGGACGTAGAAGCCACGAGCGTCCTTGCCGGTGCGCTTGGCGATTTCGTCCGAAAGCTCGCGCTCGAAGCCAGCCTTGCGCCAGTCATTCGAAGCAGCCGCATTGATCGCGCGGAGGAGGCTGTAGTTGCGCTTTTCAGCAACTGTCAGACCGACCATTGCGTTCGATGCGAAAGCTTCGGTGCCAATGGCATCGAGGATGACGCCACGGAACTGCTCAATCGAAAGACCGTCAGCCACCGCCTTGTCAGCGAGTTCACGCTTATTGTGCTTTGCGCCAAGATCCATGATTGCCTTGGCATTCCGCGCGAATTCCGAGCGGATGTCTTCATGATTAACTTCGGTCATGGGATTCTCCTTAACGACCGTGATTGAAGGAATATCAGCTGCTCGTCCAACGCCGACAGATGCATCTGCTGGAATTGATACGACCGATACTTCGAGAGGAGTCCAGTCGTTAACGCGAAAGATCGTCCCATCTGCCGCATTTTCTTGGACCATGTTGTTGACGCGATAACCGACCGAAATATTCGACCGAATCCCGTCTACGACATCATCGAAGACTTCTTTGGCAAGCCCACTTTTTCCAAAGCGAACAGTCGCTCGCATCACACGAGCCGAGCCATCGATAGTGATATCTTCGACGATACCGATCTGCTTGCTTGGATCATGGTCAAGCAGCAAGGGTGCGCGACCAGAACCAAGGAATTCAAGATTGATGCTCGATGCGGAATGATCAAGCACTTCAGTTCCGAAATACCGTTCTACCGGCATTTCAGATGAGACTGCAATACGGACGCGACGCGATTTTTCATCGACCGGCTTCGCATCCATCAAGATCGAGCGCTTTGAAAGGTCAGCAGACCGACCCATTTCAAATGCATCATTGGGAGCCGTGTTGATATCGAGCGCTTCGGAATCGTCCTCTGGCATCTCTGCCTCGGGAGCCTCCGGCTTCGGATCTGTGTCGATTTCAACTTCGACCTTAACCATCATGCGCTCTTCATCAGTCATATCGGCCTCGCCGGTCGCCTCTTCAAATAAGATCGGCGAATATTCGTGATCTTCAAGCCATGATCTAGCTTGAGATGAGGAGAACAACTTAGCGTCAAAACGAATGGCTTGCAATTCTGATTTCTGGTCCTTGATTCCATAGATGGCATCGATTCCAGTTCCGAATGCATTATTTTCTCGGCGGAAGCTGTCATATTGAGCTGGATCTTTGAGACGCGCAGCGTGTTCGTTCGGATAAGGACGCTCGTCGTAGGACCGAAGATCATTGATTTTGCGAAGGGTCGAGAAGCGATGACCGACCAGTGTTTCGGTCGCTTCCCAGCCATCTTCGCCTTCTCGATAGATGCGAATCAGTGCCGCCGGATCTTCCGGTGTTGCTTCAATTGAGAATTTGCTGTCTGGGATGCCGAGGGTGCCTTCACTCATAATATGCTCGATCTGCCCTCTAGCCGTGCCGCCGGAGGAATCCCAAGACACGAAATCACCCAGCTTCAGAGAGCCGGGTTCCGCGCGGTCATTTTCATCGATGGATTCCATGCGAGACGCCTTTGCTTCTGCCCATGATCTGCCGGGATCGCCGCCCCAGAGAGCCCAAGCGATTCGCCCATTGGACGGATAGCCGTCTTCGCCGGGACGAAACCCTTCGGCCTGTTTATCGACCTCATGCCGAGCGAAGAAGCTGGTCATGCGGCGAATCGTTTCTGGCGAAAGATCGACCTTGTTTTTGATATCCCGAGCCCGAGCGACGCCGACCTCGGTCCCGCCGCGACCGAATTCCTGCCGCCAAGCAAGACCGCGCTCGGCCTCGGTGACCATCGCATCGTTTGGAACGAGATCGATCTCGATGCCTTTATACGTTGCCATTTGTCACCTCTTGCCCGTCTACAATCGGAGGTGCCGGAGCTTTCTGACCGAAAGGCTGGAATGCGGTTGTGATTCCATAAGTTTCGGCAAGCTCGCGCTCTGATTCGATCTGCTCGAATACCTCTTCGACATCGCGACCATAATGCGCTGCAATATCCTGCATCGTGACGATACCGTTTTGCAGACCCACAACATGCGCTTGGATTTCTTTAAGCGGATCGACCCAGTTCCAGCCGCGAGCGCGGAAGATCAGATTGTCGGCAAATTTATCATATTTGCTATCTGGAATCGGAATTGATGCTTTGGTCATTGTCATCAGCAGCCATTCTTTGAAGATCGGCTCGATAAAATGCTCGATCATAAATTGCTGCATCATGCGGTAATGATCGCGGTCTTCCATCGTTCCTTGGCGGATCGATGAATAGGAAACGCCTTCCAGATTGTTGGCGAGAGAGACATAATTCACGCCAAGACCGGAAGCGATGCCGCGCAGAACTGCTTTTTCGAATTCAGCAAAAGCCGAGACCGGATGCTGCGGATCGAAGCTTTGAAAAGTCATGCCAGCCGGCAGCTGCTCGAACATACCGGGCTGCGCTTCCATAATCGGATTGTGTTTATCTTCTAGATCCGATCCGACATAACCATCACCGCCGGGAGACGTGAAGAAGCCCATTTTTGAGGCTGCAACACGAGCGGCAACGAGTTCAGCCTCTTCGTATCCGTCAAGCATCTTCAACCGCGTGAGAGCGGTTGTCATTGTCGGCATTCCGCGTGTCTGGTGAGGACGTTCACGGAGATAGATGTGCAGCATTTCTTCGGCAGGAATGCGCTTGCGAAGAATGTTTGTCGGTCGAGAATAAATATCTGCGCCGGGATGATTTTCGAGCAGATGATAAGCGACCGCTTTTCCGTATTTGTCGATCTCGACACCCATACGGATTTCGTTGCCATTCTCGGTTGCGCGAAGATTGTATTGATCATCGAGATAGTCTGCCTCGATGAAATGGATTGCAAAACCGTATGGCAGATTGCGATTTTTTACCTTCTGAACAAGGACTTCGCCATCGCGGCACAGCGTTTCGATAAAAAGACGCTGGCAATCAAGCCACGAAAGCTTGCCATCCATAGTGCAGATGCCGGTGGAGCCCCAGCGATACCATGCGTTTTCAATGATTGTATTGCCGGGTGCATCGAGTGTACGATCAGAATTCCGACCACGAACTTGAACCCTCACGCCAGTTGATCCGACCACGTTTGTGGTCATCAATTGCAAATAGCGCCGCGCATAATCATTGTTGCGAGCCACATCTCGGCATCGGTCTCTTACGATTCGCAGAGCCGGATAGATTTCGCTGTCAGCGCTTTTTTGAGTAACAAGAAAGTCAGCCAGAAGGCGACCCTTCTGCGCGGCAGCATATTGGCGAAGCGAGATCGGCTTTTTTTTCCGACCGAAAAATCTATCGATCAGCCCCATCAGAACCTCACCAGAATGTTAGCACCAGTGCCGACGCCTCTACGACGTCGATCTTCCTGCGTCTCTTTCCAAACCTCGGCCTTATATCGATCTCGCCACATCATAAGATCCGACAAGGGGATCTTTGTCAGGCTTCGACCGTTGATTGAGTAGGATGCAACATCGCCATCAGCACGACCCTGCAAAACAGACTCAATTTTCGTGAGCATAATTTCCGCATGAGTGCGCGGATCAGAACCATTTACATCAAGGTCTGGAATTATTTTAAACAGACCACGATCAACAACAATACGGTTGTTGTCAGAGTTTCGAAGGATTTCAAGCTGCCAGTGATATTCGCCGACAACGAAATTGCTCGAAGTTGAAGAGTTCGCAGTGAAAAGAAATCCGCCTTGATAGGATGTTCCAACTATCTGGATTTCATTGTTATTGCCTGTCGCAACACGAGCGACATATGTCGCGGTGTAGAGCGATGGCGAATAATCTTCGAGGTCCATTCGACGCCATTGGACATAATCGCCGACAACGATTTCCTCTGGCTCTTCGAGCGGCGAATTAGCAGCATCAAAAAGGTTCGCCATTTCATCTCCACCCATTCACGAAGCCACCTCGCGCTGGTGCCCTTCGGTTTGGTCGCACCATCATCGCAGGTTGAATTTCATTCGGTTGCGAATCTGGTTCAATAGTTTCGGTCGGTGCTTCAGATACTGTTGGCCGGGATTGTAGCTTATCCGCCACCAGATTCATATTGGCATTTAATAAAGAATATGCCGCCAAAGCATAAACCCTGCAATCGAGAGCCTCGTTTCTGGGTCTGATTTTCTGCCATTCGCGCCGCAAGAAACCCTTATGATATCGCGAAACAAGCTGCTCGGCTGTGATCTGGCGGAAATATTCGTCATCGTAGCTTTGCGGGAAATGGCAATATCCTGCCCCCGGCTCAGTAATTCTTAACCTCGAATAGATCAATTCCTTGGCTGTATCGACGCCGACCGGGAACAATTTGACCCGCTGTGCGTTGTTGATAGTCGGTCGTCCGACCAATGGCTTGCCCTCACCACCAACGCCTCGGATGGCAAAAACCCGCCGACCTTCTCGCGCCTTGCAGAAGGCATAAACGGCTTGCGTGTGATGCCCTCCCGAATCAACGCAAGCTGATCGGATCGGGAGTTCAACCCCTCGAATGTGGAAATAGGTCTTTCGTAGGTGTGTATCTAGCTCGCCCCAAACGACCGCTGAAGACGGATCTCCGTATATAGTCTTGTATTCAAGCGACCAGCTTTCCTCATTCCGACCCCAGCCGACGATCTCCATTTCAAGGCGATCATCTTGAACGTCCACGCCGGCAGTAATGATGATCACGCCATCCGGCAGAGTGTCTCCATAATCCTCGCGCCGCTCCGAGACGCCGATATCATCGACCCGCTGGCCCTCCTCCTCCCAAGTCTCGCCGAGATAGGTATTGATCCAAACTCGGAGCGTTGCCGGTTGCTTTCTGGCTTCGAGAAAGTCGCGCACCCCATCTTCGAGACTCATCCAAGGCGAATAGAGAGCCGACAATCGAAAGCCAGCCGTGCCTTTGAATGGAGCATGAGCCCGCCACTCGCCTTTGCGGATTGCCCGCAGCCGCTTGGAATCGTCCCAAACCGATCCGCAATCCTCGCAGACATAAGCAGCAGTCTCCGGCGCCTCTTTGTCGAACTGGACATTCGCCCATTTCAAAGTGCGGAATTCGCTGCAATCTGGGCAAGGCACATAATATTCGCGCTGGTCGCTTTCGGAAAAGGCTTGCTCGATTCGGCTCTGACCTTTGACGGTTGGAGTCGAAACCATGATCAGCTTTTTATTCCAGAAAGTCGCCGAGCGCTTTCGAGCGAGCGAGATCGGATCGCCTTCGGCTCCAGCCGAGACGGGATATCGATCCACCTCATCGCAGAGAACGATACGGATCGGTCTGGATGCGAGAGACGAAGGCGAGTTCGCGCCGCAAGCCGTAATATGCCCGCCGGGAAAGACCTTGTGCAGAGTCGTGTTGCCGCTGTCTCGTGATCGAGGATCGGCGACCTTGTTTTGCAGGACAGGAGTATCGCGGAGCATTGTCGCAAGGCGATCCTTCGACCAAGCTTGCGCCATATCGAGTGTCGGCTGCACGACCAAGATCGGAGCCGGATCTTGATCGATATGATAGCCCAAGACGTTATTGCATATCTCGGTCTTTCCGATCTGCGCCGAGGACATCACGACGATATTATTCACGGATGGATCGTTGACCGCATCCATAATGCCGCGCTGATATTCGGCTCGCGATGTAGACCACGAACCGGGTTCGGCAGATGCTTCTGGCGAGAGTCGGCGGTTCGCATCAGCCCACTGGCTCACCGACAGGTTCGGCGGTGGAGTCAATATCGCCATCGTCTGCCGCACTAGTTCCGACATTCGCGGATGCGATGACGGGATTTCGAGTGCGGATTTCAATGCCCGAGAGTTCCGCGAGCGCTTCATTGATTTCGTCTTTCAAGATCGACTTGGCTTCGTTGAGATTGTCGGCTGCATAGACTGCCGGCGCTGCCTTCGATGGAATGGCAAGCATCTTCGAGCGCATGTTCGATGCCATCGCCTCCCATGCGGCTGCAATATCTTCTGCCGGAATAAGGCGATTTTCCATCTGCGCCTTTTCCATTTCGGCAAGATCCGCTCGCGCCGCAGTCAATCGAGTGCGGTGGCTTGTGAGATCGCCGGTGACCGAAGATGCATCACCTTTAAGCGCTCGCTCGCGAAGGAATTTGATATAGCCACGAACACAAGGCACAAGCTCATATCGACCGCGTGAATGACGCGGAATGATACCGTCATTCACAAGCCGAGCGATGCTCTGCGGAGTTAGATCGAGCAGTTTGCAGATTGTTTCGAGCGGGAATGTTTGCGCTGCCATTAGGTTTTATCCTTTGGAGCGTGTGGGTCAGTGTTGCACTGCCGCTGTTCCGAGGGGTTCTCGGTCATTGCCTGCTTCACACGCTTAGGATATGGCTTCGCAAGCGGAATAATACGATCACGCATCTCTGAGTCAAGTGGCATAAGATAGCGATATTTTCCCGGCACATCAACAACATATGCATTTTGATCTAGTTTTTGAGCGCCTGATAGATTTTGAATAAGCCCAAGAGATCCAAGTGATCTTGGATGCGTTAGTTTGTTTTTAATCATATAAAATTTTGCACTTCCGCTTTGCCCTGCATAAATCCAGTTACCAGCCTGATAGATTCCGCCATGATGGTTTTGCGATTGATCGGCAAATGAAACGATAAGTTTTATTTTTGGATTTGATTTTTTCAAAAACTTTATGGCTATAGCTGCAATTTTAGAAACAGGCGTTTGATGTTTGGTAAGTGCAATTCGCACTAGTTCGACGCATTCGTCTTGCCCAAGATTATACGGATTTCCAAGATTAGGCGTTGCGCCGCGCGCAAACAAAACAACTCCAATAAATTTATTATTTTCCCATGCACCAACTTTCACCAGTTTACCTACCGGGATGCATTTGCTGTAATGCCAGTTCTCACACGCAAACTTAGCTGCTTCGTGCGTAGCCCAGTCAATTTTTAGATCAACCATTTTCGTGTTTCCTAGAATCAAACTCTTTTTGACAATGAGGGCACTTCACCATCTTTGGATCGAGTTCATCTAGCTTGCCCTGATCGTCTTCTGTGCCGGGAGCAAAGTCAGCTTCGCTTAAATAAATTTTAAGCTCGGCATCATCGAAGCCAGTCAGGCTGAGATCAAAGTCTTCTTCCTTCAGCCCGCGCAATTCGTTGATCAGCATATCCTGATCCCAGCCCGAATTTAGCGCCAGCTTGTTATCGGCGATCACATAGGCTCTCTTCTGCGCATCGGTCAGATAGCCAAGCCGGATGCAAGGCACCTCAGATAGCCCGAGCTTCTGAGCCGCCATCACGCGCCCGTGGCCGGCGATGATCCCGTTGTCGGCATCGATCAGGACCGGGTTCGTGAAGCCAAACTCCTTGATCGACCCGGCGATCTGGGCGGTTTGCGCCTCAGAATGAGTGCGAGAATTGCGAGCATATGGGATCAAATCAGCGGTTTTGATCTGCTCAATCTTCATAACTTTTGGCTGGTTCATCTTAATTTAACACCCCTATTTATTTTCTGTCGCTAGGAAAGACTCGCGGTCGCGCGTTACCCGCGAGTGGATTGCCGTGGGAGGACCCGAAACCCTAGACATATCAATAACTTGGCAAAAATTAATCATTTTTTGCCACCTACGAAGCGATAGGCATGACCTATAGAAAATTCTTCTAGCATGTTGAACCGCTTGCATAAGAGGTCTCTCCAATAGCCGTCTAACTCGACAGTCAGGTGCAGGGTCTCTCCGATCAATGCGCCACAACTGTCCCGTCCGGTTGCGATCTGAAAGAAACATTTGTTGAGCGTTGCCTTCTCGATGCAGTCGAGGGTGCGCTCGACATAGTCGGGGGGGATATGCTCCATGACATCCGCGCAGAATGTGTAGTCCGCCCGCAGTTCCTCCGATAGATCCCAGAGGCATTGGTTAACAAACGGGAGATAGTTTATCTCGACGGCTGTGGTCACGAAGTCTACCAGCGTGACGCTGAGACCCCTATCGGCGAAATAGTTACCAGCTCGACCCGTGCCGCATCCCATATCGATCAGGCTCTCGCCCTCTCGACACTGCATTGCAGCATAGGCGACGGGTGCGGCATCCAAGCCTGGAGACCAGCCACGGTACTCCTTGAAGCTCCACATACGCTCATACTTCCTGCGCTCTTTGTCCTCGGTTGTCATCGTGCTGTCCTTATCGCATTGCGAAGTGCTGTTCGGTAGTTCTTCTGAAACTCGGTGTTGGCGACCTTGTTGGCATCCTCATAGAAGGGGAAGCGCTTAGGGATATTGGCTGACGGTTCGAGGATGTAGAGGATCTTGAGCGGCTGGCCCTTCTGGCGCTGCAAGATCGCCGTGTCGGTCCTGAAGACATCCTTTCGGTTGAGCATGCTCCTCGGTCGGTCGGACTTACGGATAGCCCCGCCAGCCGTTCGCGCCGTGTTTCGGACGCCGGGGATGGCAAGGTTGTTTCCTTTGGGCGTCTTGGTCCCGCCTTTGGCTTGGCGCTGGAGATAGTCCCTGCCGAGCTTATCGAAGACCCGAGCGTTCAGTTTGGTCTTGTTCGCGGTCTCGACCCGGAGAACAGAATTGATGAACCGGGAGTTCCTGACGGTGAAGGAGTCGGGATAGGTATGCTGGACGATCTGCCGGCGGATCTGGAACGCCGTATCGTTGAGAGCCTTGGACTGAGCGAAGGGGATCTGCCTTTCGATCCGCTTAACCCTTTCCATGACCTCGAGGACGTTACTCTTGATATCCAGCCTCATGTCAAAACCCTTTCATCCATTGCCCGACGATCATGCCGAAAACAAACCACGCAAGCCAGCTTGTGAAGAGGACTTTCTTCCAAAACCATCGATCCTCTGGATTCATTACCTCGACCCCTTCTGCGCGACGAACCCTTAACCCTAACCCTAAAGGGTTAGGGGTTAGGGAGGGTTCAACATGTCGCTTTTTTGCCCTCGAAAACCCTAGTACCCTAGGGTTAACCCTAGGGTTCGACATGTCACTTTTTTATCCTCGTTTTACTGCCCATTTTTACGCATCAGCATCACGCTCAGCTGGGTCTCGCAAACCACCTTCCAGCCCTGTGAGACGGGTTGGATGATATCATTTTGCAGTAGCATCCCGATCAGTTTGTCCGTGTAGGACGGGTTCATCATATTCTTGACCGTTCGGTCGGCATTTCCATCCGCCAGCAGTTTGTCTTTGAGAGCCGACCGGGACAGGTAAGGCGAGCCGTCATGTTCCTCGGCCCCGCCCGCCCACCATGCATTCTCAAACAGCTTCAGGTTCGCCTCGACCTTCGACCCACGTTTCTTTTCGACCGGCGCATCGGCCTCGACCAGAACCGCGCTGGTGACCTGGACCCCATCCTCATCGAGCCAGCCGGGTATCTCGATCTTATGCAGATTGCAGAAGAGTGGCTCGCATAGCTCGGCATCCTTGCTCTTGCGTTGGACGAGCTGCATAGGCTCGCTGCCCTTTGCCGGCACAACGCTGATCTCGATATCGAGAGCGCCACGCCATGCCGAAGATCCTCGCGCCCGATGCTGTGCCTCATCTGAAACGCCGGTGTGATGGACTAGGATCACCGAACAGCCAAATTCCCGCATGAGAGCGCCACAGGCATCGAGCATGGTCTTGGCATCTTGAGCCGAGTTCTCATCGCCAGCCAAAAAGCGGTGAAGCGTATCGACCACAATCACGCCGGGACGGGTCGGCAGCTTGCGAACATTATCCACGACCCGAGAATAACCGGCTGCGGTATTAAGATCGCATCCGTCCCTCGATAGCCACATATTGAGCTTGCCGGCCTTATGATGCTGCTTCCAAGCCGCCACACGCGATCGCAGCCCGTGATGGCCCTCACCAGCCAAATAGACCACCGGGTTCGATCGGACGCGAGACCCGCGCCAATTCTTTAGCCCTGCCGCCATCGACAGACACCAATCGAGGACCACGAATGTCTTTCCGCCGCCGCTTGGCCCGTGGACCATGATCAGCGCATCAGATTGCAGCCAATGCTTGACCAGCCATGAGATCGGAGCGGGCTTCGAGCAGAACTCATCCGCCGGGATCAGCCAATCATCGATCGGCGGATCGAGCAGCGCCATCAGATCATTTCCGGCTTGGACGTAATCATTCGCATCGCCCAGCACCGGAGGCATAACCATTCTTGCACCATATTTCGCGGAAGCTTGCTCGGCATATCGCTGCCCAACGCCGGAGGCATCATTATCAGCCACAAGGACGATATCCTGCGTTGCGCCATATCGATCGCGCAAATGCCCAGTAACCGGGACCAGATTGGAGGCTGAATAGGCGACCACGACCGGACGCCGGGTTGCCTCGTGAATGGTCGCGGCAGTGGCGAAACCCTCGGCGACATAAAGAGTGCCGGGCTCATCAAGAGTGCCGATCATCCAAGAGCAGCCGCCCGTTTGCGCCCCGGCATGGTAGAGCTTGCCGCCATCCTGATCGATATATTGAACGGAGGAGATCGAGCCGTCTGGCTGGTAGAGCGGCACGACCAGCCGCCCATCGCCGGTAACTCTAGCACCGAGTGGCTGGATTCCCTTGCGCCGGAGATAGGGATGGTCTGGGTGAGCGCCGGTGCAATCGTTCCAGATGGTCTCGACCGTCTGGGCTTTAACCTCGCGCTGGACCGCCAGAGCCGCATCCCGAGCCGCCTTTGCCTCGGTCATCCGGCGAACATGGGCGATTTCCTCGGATGGGGTTGGCTTGCGCCCTATATCGGCCCGCCATGACGATTCGATCCCGGCCCGCCAGCATCCGAATCGCCCAGCCGGAATGCCATCGCTGAAGGCGATATACCAGCCGGTCTTATCGCCATGCCCGCCGGCGCCTTTCGAACCGGATCGAAAGCGGTGGATCTTGCCATCTAGGATGATTTCGGAGGGTGTTTCTAGGCCCGAAGCCCGTATTGCGTCAGCAAGCTGAACCTCTGGAGAAGCGAGCGGGACAGATACCGGCGACCAAGCTCCTCCGAGAATATTCGTTAGATCTGTCATACATTTAGACCCCTCGTCATGAGATATCGTGCCAGCCGCTCGATGGTCGCATATCGCGGCTCGGTCTGGCCCCGGAGGAAGCGATAGATCGCATTCGGATGTAACCCGGTGGATCTAGCGACCGCTTGGACATTACAATCCTTTAGCGCGGCTCGGATAGCCTCAAGCTCTAACATTTTCACACCCCCTGAAGAAATATTGCCGAATGAGGTTGCATTATCCTACGAATCCCCTTATTGTCAAATCATCGCCCGACCGGATAGGCCGAAGGGGCGAGGAGACTGACCAAGATGATCGATGTCACAATCACCTTCCGCGCCAGCAAAGCCACAATGGAAAAGCAAAATCTTTTTGGTTCGCCTTTCCGCTTATACGACTGCAAGCGATTTTACGTACCCACGGAATCCATGGGAGATCTGATCGAACTCTGCAAGCAACGGGGATGGGAGATCAAGGCGGAGCCTGTGTTCACGACCTCGCTGGAACAGATCCACAACGAAATCATCGAGAATGAATGGAAAGAAGAAGATGCTTAATCAAGAGGGGCTTCGGCCCCTCACATCAAACGCCAGGAAACTGACATGGGCAAACGATCAGACTTTGAGCGCAAGAAGTTGGATTTCTATTCGACGCCAATTGAAGCGGTGCGCCCGTTGATCCCTCATCTCGCGCCTAAAGCGACCTTCTGCGAACCCTGCGCCGGCGCTGGCGATCTTATCCGGCATCTTGAACTTTACGGACATCGATGCCTTTCAGCCTTCGATGTCGCTCCCCAAGCCGAGGACATATCACTCGGCGATGCCTCTTGGATGCAAGATGAAGACTGCGCTCATTGCGATCTCATCATCACCAATCCGCCTTGGGATCGCCCGGTGCTGCATCAGATTATCGAGCGAGCGGCTTCTCTTAAACCAACTTGGCTCCTCTTCGATGCAGACTGGATGCATACAATGCAAGCCTCTCGCCATCTGGAAATATGCGTCAAAATCGTCTCGGTCGGTCGCATTAAATGGATAGCAGACTCATCCAACTCAGGAATGGATAACTGCTGCTGGTATTTATTCGATGTTAACCACATCGGTAAAAAGACTGAATTCGTCTCAAAAGGACGGGTGCAGATAGAAGCATCGGCAAGACGCTGATCAAACGAAAGAAGGGTGACAAATGGCAATCTCATTAAAACGAACCGGCACACTCGCTTCAAGTGGTGTGAAGCTTCTTGTCTACGGACAAGCCGGTGCTGGCAAAACCACATTGATCAAGACACTGCCAAAGCCGATTGTGCTTTCGGCAGAAGCTGGTCTTCTCTCGATCCAAGATGCGGACATTCCGTATATCGAGGTTAACTCAATCGAGACCATTCGAGAGGCTTATTCTTGGCTGCAAACCAGCGAAGGCAAGCAATTCGAAACCATCGCACTCGATAGCATCTCGGAGATCGCGGAAGTTATTCTCAACTCTGAGAAGAAGACGGCGAAAGATCCTCGCCAAGCCTATGGCGCGATGCAGGAGCAGATGGCTGATCTGATCCGCGCATTCCGCGACATCCCGGATCGCAATGTCTACATGAGCGCCAAGCTCGAAAAGAGCCAAGACGAGATGGGTCGGATTCTTTACGCACCATCGATGCCGGGGAATAAGTCGGGACAGCAACTGCCTTATTTCTTTGACGAAGTGCTTGCGCTGCGGGTTGAGCGGGACGCTGATGGCAATCCCCAGCGAGCCTTGATGTGCGATGGCGACGGATTGTGGACCGCCAAAGATCGCTCCGGCAAACTCGGTCAATGGGAAGCCCCGGATCTCGGCGAGATCATCGCGAAGATCGGAGGCAAATCATGAAGATCGAAGAACTCGCCTCCGCTTGGATCTTGGCAAAGCAAGCTGAAATCACAGCAATCGATAACAGACGCCGCATCGAGGATGATCTTGTCGCATCGCTCAATGTGGACGAAAACCTCGATGGCACTCGGGTCGATGAGATCCCCGGCGGTTATCAAATCAAAATTGTCGGTCGCCTCAATCGAAAGGTCGATGGGGATCGATTGCAAGAACTCGCGGCAGAACATGGTTTGTCGCATCACTTGTCGAGCCTCTTCCGGTGGAAGCCGGAAGTTAACCTGACAGCTTGGAAAGCCGCTGATGCCTATGTGGTCAAGCCGCTCTCTGGCGCAATAACGACGACTCCCGGTCGTCCTTCTTTTACCATCAGCAGAAAGGATTAAAGCGATGGGTTTTCTTGATGACGCACTCTCTCTTGAGGATCTCCCGGTCTCCGAGACCTCTTATGATGCCATCCCTGCGGGTTGGTACAATGCCACAATCACATCGGCGGAATTGAAGAACACAAAAACGGGCGGTGGGCAGTATATTAAGCTGCGCTATGACATCACCGGACCATCGCATCAGGGACGGGTTGTCTTCGGCAATCTCAATATCCGCAACGCTTCGCCAGAAGCCGAGCGAATCGGTCGCCAGCAGCTTGGCGAAGTCATGCGAGCCATCGGCCTTGCGAAGGTAAACGACACCGATCAGTTCGTCGGCGGAATGCTTTCGATCAAGGTTGCGATCAAGGAAAGCGCTCAGTATGGCACACAGAACGAGGTGAAAGGCTTCAAGGCAATCGAGGGTGCAGTTGCCCCGGTTGCCGCTCCTCGCGCGGCAGCAGCCCCTTCATCCAAGTCTGCCCCGCCTTGGGCTAAATAAAAAAAGAGGGGAGCCGTGTACCAATCCGGCTCCCCGCCTCATCAGCGAAGTCTCAAAGGGGGACGTGGAATGGAAATCCCACAGCCAGAAAATAGCATCTCGGCCCTGATCGATCAATGCCACGAAAAACGGGAAAATAAACCTCGTCCTCACATGGGCGTGTCAATGATTGGTCATTCTTGTGATCGATGGCTCTGGCTATCGTTTCGATGGGCTGTCCAGCCGGAATTCCCCGGTCGAATCCTTCGCCTGTTCCGGCGAGGTCACATGGAGGAAGCTCAGATCGTCTCTGATCTGCGGGCTATTCGTATCGACGTTCGAAATCAGAGCGCCAAGCAAGCGAACGTCGATTTCGGATCTCATGTGTCTGGATCTATCGATGCCATCATCGATGGCGGTATTCCTGAAGCTCCTACGAAGACTCACATAGCCGAATTCAAAACGCACTCGCTCAAGTCATTTAACGATCTTGAAAAGAATGGCGTCGAGAAATCAAAGCCGATCCATTATGCCCAGATGCAAGCTTATATGCTTGGATCGAGGATTGATCGCGCTTTGTATTACGCCGTCTGCAAAGATGATGATCGCATTTATACCGAGCGAGTGAAGCTCGATAAGCCTTTCGCTGAAAAGCTTGTTGAGCGAGCAAAGAGGATTGCGCTTTCTGATCGGATGCCGGAGCCGATTAGTTCAGACCCATCTTGGTATGTTTGCAAGTTCTGCGATGCTCATTCTTTCTGCCACGAAACCAAATTGACGAAGCATGTCAATTGCCGCACTTGCGCCCACTCGACCGCCAAGGAAGATTCGACATGGCGATGCGAGCGGCACGATTCCGATGGCATTCCGGTCGAGTTTCAAAGGGTCGGCTGCGATGATCATGTGCTGCATCCAGACCTTGTGCCTTGGACGCAGAAAGAGAGCTTTGATGAATGGATTGGCATTTATGTCATCGATGGTGTCGATGTCTGGAATGGTCAGCACATAAGCGGAGGAAAAAAGAGCGATGCAGTTTTCACAAGCAGGGAGATTCTTGAGCATCTTCACATTGTGAAAAATCCGCCAGATGTGCTTTTGAAAGTCAAAGAGGCATTCCCCGGCGCAAAGATAGTGAGGAGCAGCGATGCAGCTTCGTGATTATCAGAGCCGCTCGATTGAGCAACTTTACGGATGGTTCGATGCAGGAAACCAAGGAAACCCTTGCATCGTTCTGCCGACCGGATCAGGCAAATCGCATGTCATCGCCGGGTTCTGCCAAGACGTTTTGCAGAAATGGCCCGAAACGCGGATCTTGATGCTCACCCATGTAAAAGAGCTTATCGAGCAGAATGCCGAGAAAATGCTCGCACATTGGCCCGCAGCACCGCTTGGCATCTATAGCGCCTCGATCGGATCGAAGGTGCTTGGCGAGCCGATCACATTTGCCGGCATTCAATCAATCCGCACAAAAGCTCAAGCCATCGGCCATGTTGATCTGGTGCTGGTCGATGAGTGCCATCTGATCAATCACAAGGATGAAGGCGGATATAGAAGGCTGCTTGGCGAGCTTCGAGCAATCAATCAGCATATGCGAGTGATCGGGCTGACCGCAACACCTTATCGGCTTGGTCATGGTTTGATCACGGATAAGCCAGCGCTTTTTGATGATTTGATTGAGCCGATATCGATTGAGGAACTGGTCTTCAAAGGACACCTTGCCCCGCTGCGGAGCAAGATCACCAGCCTCCGGCTTGATACGACTGGCGTCCATAAACGCGGAGGAGAATTCATCGAGAGCGAGCTTTTCAAGGCGGTCGATACGAAAGACAATAACGAGAAAGCCGTTCGAGAGATTATGGAGCTTGCCGGTGATCGAAAGTCTTGGCTGCTCTTTTGCTCCGGTGTCGATCACGCCGAAAAGATCGCCGAGATCTTGAACAGGAATAATATTGCAGCCGGATGCGTCATCGGCTCGACATCAAAGACAGAACGCGAGCGATTGATTGGCGACTTTAAAGCTGGTCGGCTGCGAGCGCTGACAAATGCCAATGTTCTTACGACCGGCTTTGATTATCCAGATATCGATCTGATCGCGATGCTTCGCCCGACCATGAGCGCCAGCCTTTATATGCAGATGGCTGGTCGCGGGATGCGACCGAAATCGCACACAGATCATTGCCTCGTTCTTGATTTCGCCGGTGTTGTTCAGACTCATGGACCGATCACATCGGTTCGACCGCCGCGCAAAGGCAGCGATGGCACTGGAGATGCGCCGGTCAAGGTCTGCGAGGCATGTGGCGAGCTTTGCCACCTATCGGCGAAGGAATGCACTTGCTGCGGAGCGCCATTCCCTGTGCGAGAGCCTAAGCGGCTCAAGCTGCACGATGTCGATATTATGGGCATGGAAGGCATCAAAATGAGCGTCAGCAACTGGCACTGGCGGAAGCATATCAGCCGAGCCAGTGGCAAGGATATGCTCGCCGTGACCTATTATGGAGATCTCTCAGACCCGCCGGTGACGGAATATTTGCCGATTATGCATGGCGGATATGCGGGACAGAAAGCCTTGTCTCAGCTAGTCACAATGGCAAAGAAGAGCGATGCCCCGCATGGCATTTTCGATACATCTGATATTGAACGGATCGCCTCAAACATGAATATTGCTCGCCATCCATCCTCGATTGACTATCGGCAGGAAGGCAAGTTTTACAAAGTGGTGAAGGTTCAATGGTGAAAATTAAAGAAGCCTCGGAACACGAAGAACAAAGGAATTTCGTTCGATGGTTCAGGATGAGTTATCCCGGCGTCAGGATCATGGCGATTCCGAATGGCGGTGCGCGGAATATTGCGACCGCAGCGAGGCTTAAGGCCGAAGGAGTCGTTTCCGGTGTGCCTGATCTCTTTATCCCGGCTTGGGGATTATGGGTTGAGATGAAGAAAACACGCGGCGGAATAGCCAGCGAGAATCAGAAAGATTGGATCAGGTATCTCGAAGCATGTGGTTATTCGGCAATCATCTGCCGGGGAGCCTTGAATGCTATCGATATGGTCAAAGAATTCGAGCAGAAAATAGAGAAAAATTCAGACTTTTTTAACCTGTCAGCTTTAAAACAGTTGAAATCCTAACACGTCAAGGTAGGATTACGACATAAACAAAGGGGATCGTTATGGATAGAACCACGCAAGAAATCATCATGAACTATAACCGCGTTCAATCTCAGAAGAACATGCTTCGAGAGATGACTCAGCTGCTTATCGGTCTGGTCGGATTTATTTTTGGATTCGCCGGGTTCATCTCAATCATGATCCTGTTCTTTTCGCTGGTGCAGTAATGAGCCAAACAAAACTCATCACAAAGCGTCATGCTGATGAGACCAGATCCGTGACCTATTCAGGGCACTTTTTAGGGTGCTATGGACCAGTTCGATATCGCAGAACAGCAGAGCGAAGCTGGCGATATATCAGCGTGAATGGTCAATCAGGTTATGCGTTCAGCGAGAACGGAGCCAGACAAGCTTTGATGGAGTGTCATTGTGAGTATCGTTAACGATAATTTCGTAACAGCAGAAAGCTTGTTGGATCATTACAAAAGAGTTCTTTCTCGAACTAGAGATAAGCCAAAGCCTCCAATTGTGATGATCTCTCGACCACCAGCTATTCCAAAAAAGGTTGTGGCTTTGCCACCGATACCACCGATGAAAAATATCACGCCGGATGATATTGCAAACACTGGAACGCCAAATGTTCGAGGTGCGCGAAAAGTTGTTGCGCCGATATTGCTTCGCAGAAATCTAGTATGGGCTGACATTATCCGCGACAATCGACACAAAGAATTCGTTCTGGCTCGCCGCGAGATCTATTACGCCTTGCGAGAACTCGGATGGAGTTATCCTGCTATCGGAGATTTCTGCCAGAGAGATCACACGAGTGTTCTCTACGCCGTCCAGAAATGGGCTGAACATTTATCGAAAACGAAAGGTGAAAATCATGCCGACGATTGAAACAGTTATCGCAGAACGCGCTCAGACTCATGGCGATTACAAAGAACAAGCCAGACTTTCACAATCGTTGAAGCGGATGCTTCGCAGCAGTCGCAATTGGGAATTTCTGGACTTTTATCAGGCTCAAAGCCTTGAGGCTTGCTGTGACAAGATAAGCCGCGTGATGTGCGGCAATCTGAACGAGATCGATCATTGGCGGGATATTTCTGGATATGCCAGCCTTGTCGTTCGGGAGTTAGAAGCAGCAAACGGTGGAGCGCTCGATCCAGAGGTTCCAAATGCAAAAATGCCTAAAGGAAAAAATGTAACAATTAAATCCCAGCCGGGAGATGAACCTTTGAAAGTTCCAGACTTTGTTCTTCTTAATATGGAACGAGACATGAATGATTTTAACAAACCAAAAAATGATTCTTGATAGGAGGTATTAATGACCGAAGATCTTGTGAAGCGACTATCTGGTATCGCAGATGTTTTGACGGATCTTTTTCCAGAGTTCAGTAAAGATATAAATTCTGCAGCCGACCGAATTGAGAAACTTAGAGCGGCGCTGCGGAAATTGGATGACATGATCTATGAGCTAGATGCAGGTGATTTGGATTTGTATGAAGTTGGTGACTTTATTGATGCCGCACTAGGGGAGAAG